ATGTACAACATCGGAATTTCTACAATGCGCCTTATTGGGCCTCTGGCACTATTATCCGCATACTTTATAGGCACTAAGAAAATTGACACGCCATCAGATCTATTCTATTACGCTATCATGACGGCAAACGTAATGGTTATTGCATTCTGGATTTTTGACGAAATTAATAACTTTAAAAATAAAAACTCAAAAAAGTAATTTCCTCCTTTAACTTTGTGTTCCGTTATCTATGAGTGAAGCAAATGAATAACAAGTATCTTTTTGCACAATATTTAAGGGGTTTGGCTGCCCTGTCTGTCCTGTTTGCGCATTTTGGGACATCGTTCTTTAATGCTAATGATATGTTATCCTCGCTTGTAAACGTTCCAACCGTAGAGGATCGGTCTTACCCTTGGGTTGTTCAGCTTGTTCCTGTCGATTTCCCTGGATTTATGGCTGTTTTTGGCGTTTCTATATTCTTCATGATCAGTGGATTTGTTATACCAATGTCCATTGAGAGGTATAGTATTGCTAACTTCTTCTCAAAACGATTCTTCAGACTTTTCCCTACTTATGCTTTTGTTTTCACATTAAATTTGGTAGTAGCGTTGATTGGATATGTAATTTATCGTGGAGATGGAGTTGAGTATGTATATAACTCAACAGATATCATTGGCTCTTACTTCATTGGGTTAAACACATACGTCGTTGGGACTCGGTGGCTTGACCCTGTTGCATGGACACTTGGTGTAGAGATATTGTTCTACGTGATTGCTGCCATTTACATGAACATTTCATTCGCAATAAGAAAGATAAAAGAAGTTAATCTTTATGACATTATCATTCTTAGCGCAATTCTTGATGTTTCTGCCATCAAGATATCTAAATATTTTGATGTAATCAGTGAGACTTTCCCAGCAATAAACCTAGGGAGCCTTATCAAGGCCTTATATCTAATCTCGTTTATGCTTCTGGGTACAACTTTCTTTTTGCACGCCAAGAAGAGAATTGGTCTTAATGCCCTTATTTACACAATACTGATTCAATATTTTGCTTTCGTGTACGTTAACATGCATATCAATCCAGTCGGGATGTACGTATCTATCGTTCCAACATTTAGTTGGTTTGCGATCACAATCCTTGTTTTCAGCTTATGCTATTCAATAAACGATAAAATAAAAGAACATAAAGTGATGGAATTTTTTGCTGACATTAGCTACCCCCTTTATCTGTGCCATTTATACATTGGACATTTCATGATGGGAGTAATTATAAACTTAGGGATTTTCCCGCGCTCATTAGTCGTATTTATGCCATTCCCAGTAACAATATTCGTCGCGTACCTGATACACAAATACGTGGAAATGAATACGAATAAGCTAACATTCTCAGGAATATTAAGATTGAAAAGAGCATGATAAAAAAGGGGCTTTCGCCCCTTTTTTAATATCCTACATTTTGCGTTGCGCCAGAACCTGATGACGATGACTGTAGATCCATAGTGTAGTATCCAGTAAGTGGTGTTCCAGACCATGCAAAGTTAAGTCTGAGCAAATGTCCATATTTAGTTGCATTAGACTGCGCCACAAATGCACCCGGCTTATCAATGTCACGCTGTGGCATTCCTGCTGCTATCTGATTAGCAGTAAACGCTTTCCCTACGGCTGGTGAACCAATAGAGGCGGTGATTGTTGGCCACGTTCCTGAACTATGCAAAATATCCACCGCATATCCAGTCAATCCACTACCTGTTCGGCGGATAAGACATTCAATATAGGCATTGCCATGTGTCCCACCAATCGACTTGATTATAAGTTTTGCGACGCCGCAATCCCACGGGTTTTGTGTCTGATCCCACGCTTCTGCCTTTAACCCGCTAGGCATAGGGAAATCAATGGTTGTGATTGTAGCTTCAGTTGGCCAAGTATTCCCACTTACAATTGGACTTGGAATCTTAACGCTCATTGATTCCACATATCCTTTAGATACGCCGTTATTGGTTTGTCTTGCCAGGTGTTCATATACAGGATGGACAGTAAGCGCCTGTATGAATGCCGACTGAGATGATGATGCATCGGACGCGCTATAAATGCTGATGGTTTTCCATCCTCTACCAACAAGGGTTCCTACTCGCTTTTGTACAGCGTCAGAGTGGTTATTGCTTCCTCTGTTCCTGGCTACATTAACAGTCCCCTGAATAGCGTTGTAGTTTGTCTGAATGAAACTGTTCTGTTCAGCGCTAGGGTAATAAGCCACCCCAAGCGATGGAGGAACCTCTTGCGGCTCAGAGAAACAGAATGATAACTTGGAACCATCCAACCAACTACCAACAATATCAACTTCAGCAGCCTCTGCATCAAGATAAAAGCTGTAGGATGTTCTGACATATTTACCAGCGTCATATCCTCCAATAATTCCTTGCAAGGTGTAAGCGCCAGCGCCAAATCCCATCGCCACATTATTGAAAGCATCAAAGAATCCTATCTGATCGCTTTGCTTATATGGCCATACAGTTAACTCAGTTGACACTGGGCGGTAAAATGGAAGCATACCTCCGGCCATCATCATTGATCCAATAGCTTCAGCAATGCGCTGATATCCCATAGAGTTGAAGTGAATTGGATCAGACGCAATGGCACCATAGGGAATATTGTACGGGATCTCGTTTGCCTCAACATATGCACATCCGTACACATGCGCGAGGTTTCTAATTTCTTGCCCCCAAATCTGGAACGTTTGAATGTTACCGTGCTGCTCATTACCTCCGGCAACAGGCTGAAGGACAATGACTCCCATACCCCAATCTATAAATCTCCGGATGAACTTCTCCATGTATTCAAGGTACAAACTAATTGTTGTAGCCGTAGAGTCGTTAATGCCATACATGATGACGGCGATATTGCAGTTTGGGTTATCCGACCATGCTGGATTTTCAAATCCTTGCTGGGCTGTCTGTCCTGATACCGCTCGAGTGGTTGTCGTTACTGCCCCCCCAGTACAAGTAGAAAGGTAACGACCAAGCCTCTCCGGATAGGTGACATTCGCACGTCTAGCTAGACCAGTTCCGGTTGCATCCGTTGAATTAGGATCCCAGCCAAATGTTTCGCTATCGCCTTGGCAAAGGATAGATAACCCAGTTTTTTTTCTTAGCTTGAAATGTGAGGAGGTAAGGTGCTGAATATTTCTGCTTCTGTAATCTGCACTATCAGAAGCTAATACCCGCTCATCAAGACTATCAATTTCTGTTTCTATGTCATCAATATGTTTCTGGACAGTATCACCATCGGCAGTCCCTATTAATTCCGCACCACCAATTCCCGCTAAATATTGTCGCAACTGGTCAGGATCATATTTCAGAATGTTTGGGAAGTAGAATTGTTGCACGTTAAGGGCATCGTACACGGCCATGCTATGACCCTCAACTGTTACAAACTTAGAAACCTGCCCGTTATAAACAGGGTACCCACCTGCATTTATAATGATTGGCTGGGCCATTGGCACTAGGCTACCGTCCTCATTTTCCAGATATACTTGAATCTGATTCGATGGAATGGTCGGGTCAGTGTCAATAAGGCCAATATAGATTTTACCGTTAAACACCGCACCAAATTTGCGCGGCATCGTGAATAACTGTGATGGCATTGATACGACAACATTAGGTATGACGTCAGGCATTTGGTTTACTCCAGGCGTGTGTAATCCCCGCAGCGTTTAATCTGCGTAGCTCGGATTCAGGGCAATAAAAAACCCACCGAAGCGGGTTAGATTGTATTTCTATTTTTTCTTAGTCTTTCGCGCCTTGCGCTGTTGCAGTTAATGCTCGATTGACTATTTCTAATTGCTTTTCAAATGCGGTGCTATTTTTTGGCGTATTAGCCAGTTTAAGCATGGCGTTCCTAATGGGTTTACTCTCATACATTCTCCCAAGTAGTCCATAGCTTACAGTTGCTGCTGCGGCTCCAGGATTAGATGCTGCGGCACCGGCTACTACCCACGGCAATACTTGCTGCCCTGTTGGGGTGACGGCCGAGGCTTTCCCGGCTTGTTTTGTAGACTCAAGATAGTTCTTGAGACCCCTGACATATCCAGCATCGGCCCCACGGAATGCAATGCCAGTCTGATTAGATAACATATTAAGCTGGCGCAGGAACTGATCTGGCGATCCACCTGATTTCTCCATTGCCTTACCGATTATCCCATTTCGCATTTGCGCTCGGCCAGTGCTGCCGACAGAGTTATATAGCGTTTGTATTTCTGACTTTTTATTGCTGTAGAGGATGTTGTTTACCACTTCTGGCGTTAAATCCCCTTTCATTAAAACGTTTTTTAGCCTTGTGTTTTTCAGCGTGTTTGCCTCGGCTGCATACACCTGATCAGCTTGCTTTAATCTGGCAGCATCACGCGGCGTTAGAGATGCTGATACGCCATCATAAATATCATCACCCATAGCCTTGTAGATACGGTTAACTGCTGCTTCAGAGCGGGTTGGCATTGTAGTTCGCTCACCCTTAACATCTTGCCGGAACTGTGTCCGCAGATTTCTGAATTGCTCAAATCCAGTACCATTGGATGGCGTACCGCGAAGTAGTTCATTTTTGTATTTTTGTAGTTGCTCGATGGTTGCAGAATCTTTTACTTCACCCAGTGAGTTAAGCCTTGAAACTTCGTTATCAATCGCCTGAACAGTTCTCGATGGTTGAATTCCTGCCCCGCTCATTCTCTCTGTTACATCATTTATCCGATTACCGGCTGCCGATTTTATCGTCCCTGTTTTCTGCTTAAGGCTAGTTACTACCGCTGATGGGTCATAATCACCAAACTTGTTGGCGAAGTCCTGGACAAGCTGAGTTCTTGCCTCTTGCTGTGCAGATCTCATCCCACTAGTGCCTACCAACGGGATATTCTCTGCGGTGCCCTGCGCCATTCGACTAACTTTGCCTTGTGGCTGAAGCAAGTCAGTAGTATGCAGGGGGACGCCCTGTTGTTCTGAAAAATCTATTGCTGCTTTAGCCTCTGGTGCAATCTGCCCTTTTACGGCCCGATATCCCGCACCAATAGCATTGGTTAACCCTCGAGTGGCCCCACTAAGCGCAGTAGATATACCAAGATCTGTAGCTAATTCCCCTGCATCATTTTTGTTGCTATTATCAGCCAGGACTCCAACTGCGTTTTCCGCCAGTAAACTGGCTGCTTTTGCCCCCACTCCTGAAGCTGTTTTGGCAGCACCAGACACCGGGTTAATAACATACGGTAATGCTTGCGCAGCAATTCTTCCTGCCTCGGTCTGTGGTTGTAGTGATTCAGGAAGTGACATGCGCATAGCCGGAGTGTAAGTGCCATCGCCCAACCCAACCTTTCCGCCTAACCATGTTGCTGCACTCTGAACGGCATCACCGACTTCAGGAATGATGTTGGCTACGTTCACCCCAGCCTGAGCAATACTTCTACCCGCCTCTTTCACACCAAGAAGTGCTTGATCAGCAAATCCTTGCTGTTCTGGCTGCTGTTGCTGAGGTTCTTTCTCTTGTGCGATTGGTAACGGATAAGCAGAGAAGAACTGTTGCCGTGCCGCCTCAGCCTGATCACCCGCTTGCGGAGCAACTACCTCACTGAAATATTGCTCCTGTGCTGCGGCCTGCTGGTCAGGTGGTAAAGCCTGGTACTGTGGCGACGCCATGACTTCTTTCCATGCTTTAGCCATTAGTCACCCCATAATGAAGAGAAGCCAGCTTGCTGTTGCTGTGCCGGTTGTGATGTTTGTTTCTGTCCGCCGTTCGGCGACTTACCAACATCTACGTTATATTGCTGGTTGTAATTGTCTGTATATTCACGAATGTTACGAACTGATTCCTGAGCTGACTCTGGACTTGAATAATCAAGCTGAGGCATCCCCTGAAAATACATTTTAGCTTCTGCTACGGTGTTAATTCCTGATGCGCCCATATCGCGCGCCGCCGCAATGCCTTGGTTCTGCATGCGCCCCTGAATGCGTTGTGTTGCGTTATACAGTTGACGCTGATCTTTGCCACTCAGTCGACTGCGGACATCAGCACCTAACGCAGGAGTTCCGTTGCCACCAGTTACTCCCGTCATGAAATTTAAGCTGTCAGGGCTAGCGCTATCTATCGCATCAATATCTTTCTTCATCGCGTAGTTCTGAGCGGTGGCTGCTGACGTGGCAGGAGCTGCAATAGCGCTTGCTGGAACGCGTACCATATTCCCTGCATTGTCAGTGCCCTCATAGAAGGCATTAGCGCCTGAACCATGCAGCTTGCCAGACACGTTAACCGTGCGACCATCTGATAATTGAACTGAGTTATCCCCTCCGCCAGCATCTGGACGCCCACGGACACGCATATATGTCTTCTGCTGTTCAGGGGACAGGCTCTGGAAGTATTGATACTCTCTAACAGATGATGGAGTGGAGTTACCGGCACCCGAACTCGCAGAGCGGATTGAGTTTTCACGGCTAACTGCAATTTGCTGACCTTGCAGACTTTCCCCTGCCCGGTTACTACGGATTGTCTCATCAATTTTCTGCTGGTTTTGAGCAATGTCAGCTTGTTTATCATATGGAAGCGTTGCCATATAAGCGGACTTGAGCATATTCCTTGCTTGCTGTGGATCACTCTGGATGAGCTGCATAATATCTCGCCCAGTAGTTTGCATGCTGTTCCACACCGGCTCACCTGACTGAATGGCCTGCGCAATCTGGTTGGGGTCACCGCTACTTAAGGCAATCGAAAGGTTTCCCATGGCTTTATTTGCAAATGCCGCATGCTCTTCACCCTGAACACCTATTTCTTGCTGAATATTCTGCGCAAACTCAGGGAACTGGCGGCGGAGGGCTGGCAACTGATCCGGCGTTGCATTTTGAATCGCTCCATAGAACTCCTGTCGGCGCTGATTCTCTTGCTGAGCCTGCTGGTTCTGCATTTGCTGGCCAGCAACCTGCTGCTGCCCTAGTCGATTCTGAGTCTCCATCAGTGCTTCGCGGCGAAAGTCTGGAACCATTGATTCATAGTAATTAATCGGGCCGCCAAGCCCCTGCAAGCCACTGAGTTGTGCCATTAGAACTTACCTCCGCCCATCATCCCGCCAAACATACTGGTAAACGAGTTGGCGTCTTGGGCTGCACCATTCGCAAGACTGCTATTAGCGCTTGCTGCCGTCTGCCATGGTAAGGCCGCTTTGCCTGCCAATATCTGCCCTTTCTGCTGCCCCATGCCAGCCATGGTATTACCCTGATTCATAGCCCAGTTACCCAATGCGTTCGCAGACTGCGCCCCGAGGCCAGATAGGCCCATCAATTGGCTGTACATCGTTTGCTGCTCATTGGTCATGTCTGCCAGATAGTTTTGCCCTAACATTGGAGCAATGGAGGCAAGGCTGTTGCTGGTTGGTGATGAGCCTAGCCCCCCCGTAGCCTCTGCTCCTGCTAGTTGTTGGTACCTGGCTTGGTTAGCCATTTGTGCATATTCAGGGCCTTTGAAGTATTGGGCCAGCAGCGCATTACGGTCAATTGGCTGACCGGCTAAGCCTTGCAGTCCCTCTAGACCTGACTGTCCGGCTGTCTGATAAGGAGTCATCCAGCTTGTTGCACTTTGATAACCTTCGCGCTGCTGATTCATTGCCTCGTCTTGCGCTTTCTGTTGCTGTTTTGCTGCTTTGTTTGCACCAATACCGCCAAGCACACTACTAACCGCGCCGCCAATGCCGCCAATTGTTCCGCCCATCTTTAACCTCCGGCTTGCGCCACATAATAAAAAAGGCGCTTTCGAGCCCGTCGATAGTCTTTAACGTTTCTGTTGTTCGCTCACCGAATCCCATTCGTGCGGCGTAGTTGCACACGCGAGGCCTGTCAGTGAGGATGATTGCTCGTAGCTTCCAATGCCCGACGACAGCAAGAATTGCAGCGCCAGCATCACGGCACTCGCGCCACCGGGTTTTATCCATCGCCATGTGGATGTCGAGAAACCCGTCTTGCGGAACCAATGCGAACACGCAGCAATCACCCCACAATGCATATTCAGCGCCAGGATCAAGCCAATCACTGACGCCCCACAGGCGCATTAATCCCTGCCCGGTGAGAGCATCAATTTTTGTGAGCATGATTACTGTTCCGCTATTATCTTGATGGTTGTTGCAGTGAATGCAGCGCCATTGGCCTGAATAGTGATGGTGCTGCCATTGGTGGCAAGGAAACCGCCATGATCGACGCTGAAGAACGTTGCCAGAAGAATGTTGTCAGTTGCCGTGGCTGCGTTACGGCTCGCTACCAGAGTGTCAGGAACCGCTCCAGAGAAAGTCAGCTGCATTGACCGGTTTGTCGTGCCACCCGGGTAACTACCGATCATCGACAACTTGAAATTCAGCGTCTTGTTCTCGTTGTAGACTGTCAGCTTATCCGTTGTTGTGTTGAAGAACGGGAGTAATGTTCCTGATGATGGCGTCAGCGCCTTGAGCATTGTAATCAGGTTTGTCGCCGTCGTCGGGATAACCTGCGATATGCCAGTGTAAACAACCTCTGACTTCTTCCGTGTAGTGGCGTATTCCAGAGCATCAATGCGCGTTTCATGGTCAGAAACCTGTGTTTCCAGACTCGTTACTCGGGTATCAAGCGATGAAATATCGCTCTCATTCTGAGTAATTCTGACCTCATGGTCTGCGATCGTAACCTCAGCAGCGCTAATCCGAGTTTCATGATCGGCTAGTGTGACTTCTGCTGCCGATATACGCTGCTCGTGATCGGCAAGAGTAACGTCCTGTTCATCATTCTTAACCTGTGCATCCCAAGCGCCTTGACCGGCTTCATTAGCTTTACCGGCCACATTGCCCAGGTCAGCCCCCTGCTGGATGACATAAAGCGTATATGGCTGGGAGAATATATTTCGAGGAAGGAGTGTTGCGTCAATGCGGGTAGCCTGAATAATTACCGGCGCTATTAAGCTATCATCAGCCATTATTCAATCCTTACCGAGCAGTCACTCAGTGTTACCGGCGAACGAGTGATAACCCGAACCTTAAATCCGATGTTTTTTCTGATACGCCCTATGCGCCGCCACAGAATGCGCTTGTCGTAGATGAATGGCGCGTTAGCGTCAACCATCTGCTCGCGTCCGTAGTTAGAGCCATCAGCAGTTGCAGATATAAACAGGCGCTCTGCATACTGGGACACGCCGGTAGCCGCCTCCAGTTCAAAATCAAACACGCGAGCATTGTTAGCCTTGAACATCGGCGTGAACAGGAGGTGCTCGGCTTGTTTGTCGTATTGCGAAGATGCGTCGAACTTCAGCATGCCAGTAACTGGATCGGCCTTGTCGCCTACGGTGATCTGGTTGCCTTCAAACATGTAATCAATGGCGCGATGCACATCGTCAAACAGTCCTGTTTTCAAAATGCACCATTGCGGACCATTCTGCCCTGCTGATGCGTCGTAGCAGATAACGTGCCTTGGCAGGTGAATAATCAACAATTCATGGCTATCGAACCGGACGGTCTCTAGTACGCCGGTTGCCAACTCTTCTGCGGTATAGCTGCGCAGAACTTTTTCTACAGTTGCTGTGGCGATTACTAATGCCTGCCCACTATTGATGAGATAAATCGATGGTGCGCCGGTGGCCTGATGGCTTATGAATGCGAACGAGTCTCCGAATTCAGTCTTGCAGTACGTTCCAGCAATCCCCTTCTGCACCATGAGGGACGGTTGAGCAACGTAAATGGCTGAGGCACTATCAGTTGAGCCGGTTAATGAGAAATACTCAATCGTGCTTGATCCGAACATCACCACGAAATCACGCCAAATACCGCAACCGATAATACCATCCGGCTGAGATTCGGCACTGTAGAACGGTCGGAAGCGATCGGGGTGCGACTCATCCTCAAGGTCGGTAACGCCAAATGTCTGAGTTCCGTCCTTCACCCACACATACCGCCCACGAGCCCGGCAGATATCACGAACGCTGCCAATGTCGTATTGGGCATAAGTTACATCACCAATGCTCTCAGGCCAGTTCTGAAGCGTTTTATTTGTGCCGTCGTAGCGATACAGTGTCATAACGCCATTGGCCGCTACGGCCTGACTAGTGGCGCTGTGAGCCATGCTTACACGAGAGACACCTGAAACATCACCACGCTCATCAGCTCCCTTGTACAGCTTCCCGCCCGCCGCCCTATAGACCAAGTTCTGCACAGTATTGAACTCGGCCCCGCGCGACGTGCCAGCGACATCAGCTTTCTTTGATATGCCAGGGAAAGAACGGAGATACCCTGATGCGTTTAGCACTTCTTTCGGGGTGGCCAGCATGTTCACCGGTAGCAGGTCGACATAGTCAGCGTTGCGGTAGTCTTTTCCGAGCCCTTTAGCCAGGGGAAGTTGAGTCGTCGGCATTATCTTCATCCCTATTGTGGAAATAGTTATGGCCGTTCAGCGTTAATAGCCGGTTACCGGAGCCGATTGGCATGCGGTTCGGATAACCCGCCTGGGCTTTGGCTTTCTTGGCCTTGCTGGCCGCTGATGATTTAACGAGAAGTTCTTTGCCGTAACGAGCGGTGGCGACAACCTTACCCATCGCCTCCATCACGTAATCGGGGGCAATGCGCACGGCGAGATTGTGATAAACGGCGCTGAGGTGGCCTATCTTCAGCCCATGGTCATCACCTGGATCAGGTGCAACATCATCAGCCGAGAATAGGTAGCCAACGTCTATGCCGTTGCCGTCCTCGTACCATTCAGCCATCATCATTTCAAGGTCGTTCACTGCATCATCGACTGATTGCGGCTCGACGTCGGTCAGCGTCGCATTGGATGCGATGCCGATTTTACGCAGAGCCGCATTAACCAAATCACCCTTCGTTGTCAGGTTCATCAGTGCTCACCTTCTTTTGGCGGCCGGGTTTCTTTTTCTCAGGCTCAGTAAATGGACTCAGTAACTCATCCGGATGTGCAAACCAGCCAGCATCGAGATATTCCTGCAACTCATCTTCGGGGATTATCTCCCAGTCGTAAGCGACGCCTTTCCACACTTTGTTATCGCCATGGCGAAATACCATCTGTGTCATGCTCTGCTCCAAATAAGAAAGGGGCCGAAGCCCCTTCTGGTTATGCCTGATTTGCCAGGCCGACGCCGATCGCTTCCGGGCGCACCGCTGTAGGCGCATACCACAGCGCAATACGGCACTTGCCGGTCAACGTGCTGATGTCACCCTGGTAGGCCACTACGCCGTTAATCCCAACGTTCGGAATTGCGAAGCTCTGGGTTTTCATGCCAGAGAACAGCTCGTGGTTGATTGGGATCGGCTGAGACACCAGGCGAATGGAGTCATCGGCCCAGAACACGTTTGACTGTGCGGTCGTGGTGTTCAGGATGTTCACTGGCATAGTGTCAGTCAGAGAGATATTGACGTTAGCGTATGCCTTTTCCTCTGGCAGCAATGCCGTGTCATTCAGGGCGATCGGCTTAGGTGTGATAGTTACCTGCGCACCGTTCACGGCAACGACTGAGAAAGTCGCGTCCTGAGTCAGCACGTTTTTAGCCATCTGCGCCAGGAACTTGACGCCAGTGAAGGAGATCTTATCGCCACGCTTCAGACCGGTGCCGGAACTCAGCGTTACTACTGCAGTGCGGTTGTCCACGTTCTCGCGGTTACCGTCCGTGTCAGCAACCCACGCCTGCGGCTTGAACTTCTGTGCGCCAGCTACTGTGATGCCGGTCGCCGTTGATGCTGGCAGGGTTGGCATCTTCGGAGAGCGCAGCACATCGTTAAAGCCTGCGACCTGCTTCTGGATCGTACCTGACTTGTATGCGTCTTCTGGAATGCGACCGAAGAAGTCTTTGCCGGTCAAATCCTGACCAGCTCCGCGATAATCTGTCGGGTTGAAGAAGTATGACAGGCCAGAGCTGCGGTTCAGCTCACGAGAGAAAATAAGAGCCTCGGCTTCGGAGATGAAATCCCAACCGGTAGTTGCCGAACCAATAGGGTCAGAACTGGTTACTACCAGCGAGCCCATCTCAACAGCCTGCTTGGCGATCGAGGTTTCCACGTTGTTAGCCAACTTCTGGCCAGATGCCTGGATGCGACGACGCAGAGACCGCTCATCACGCAGATCATCAGCACGCAAACTGAAGAAGTCGTTATCCGGTACGCCCATGTTGCACTTAACAGACAGTTCCAGGATGCCGGTAGCCTGACCGGTCAAGTCCCAACCCTGTTGAGTTGGTGCTTCTTGTTCCAGCGGCATCCACACGGTGTTTTGTGAACGCTGCATGTCACCAGCAGGAGGGGTGTATTTACCAACGCGCTGAGCCATTGGAGTGAGGTTTTCCACGGTCTCGATAATTTCATCGACCATGTAGGTGATAACTTGACCTTCGTTAAGAGCCATTATTTGATTCCTTTAATCTGATTTTTTATCTTGCGGTAAGTCTCCGTGTCACCCTTGCTTGCGGCCTCTTCCATCTTCTTCTGTAGAGAGGCCACTTTTGCCGCAGTGACTGAGCCATTGATAGGCTCATCAACCGCAGGTGCGCCGGATACTTGCTTACCGCGAGGTTTGAGAGTTAAACGTTCTGATAGCCGAGTGAGTTCAATCAGCGCTTGCTGCCCGTTCATCGCCAGTAATTGGCGAGCTTTCTCTGGGTTTGCGCCCAGGTGGTAGATAAGCGCGGCGGATTTCTCAGGGAATAGCGACATGATGTCGGCACCAACTTGCGGCGGCACCAACTGCATGAATGCATCCTCTTTATCCTGGTAGTCAGGAATGTTGAGTTTCTCCGCGGCGTCATAGTGTTGACGGGCTGCATCGGCATAACGCGCTGATTGCTGGGTGTACTCCTGAATCTTGCGGCCTTGCTCAGCTACACCATTGCTACGAGCATCCATAGCCTTGATCTGCCAATCGCTATTAGCGGCGCTGAATGCCGCCAGGGCGCGAGATTGGTCATAGTCGTACTTGACCAGAGCTTCATCCGACAGGAAGTCGTTCACGTCTGGCTGCTTCGGTAAATCAGGAGTAACCCGGAGGTTCTCCGGCACTTCGCCGCGCTTCACAGATTCCATCTGTTGCTCAAGCTCGCGTTGACGCTTGCGCTCCAAACGCTTGGCCGCGAATTGCGCGTTGGTTGCCGGGTCTTGTTTCGGTTTCTCATCGCCACTCAGGACAATCTCGAAGCCCTCTTCCTGCCCTTCGCCAGAGTTGGCATTAACATCTGGCTGATTAACTACAGGTGCCGCCTGTTGTGTAACGGGCAGGGTTTGTTCTTCAGTTGCCTGAATTTCGGTGGTTTGGTTCATGTCTAGCTCTCTCTTATTGAGGAATCTCGGCTGCTCTGCCGGAAGGTTGCATTGCTTGCTGCATGAGACCAGTTAAGTCCATGCGCTTTGAGTGGAGTTGCTCTTGCCCCTTGAGGACAAGCTCAGCGTCAGCGCGGGCTGCGTCGCCCTGCTTATTCTGGAAGTCGCCAAGCAACGTGAGTGCGTTGATGACGTCTTGTTTCTTGGTGCTGTCAGCAGATGCGAGGATTTCAACAACTCTCGCCGCTGCCACTTGTGCATCAGATTGTGCTTTGAATGCATCAACCTGAATGCGGGCCTGGTCGTTCTGGGCTTTCTGCAGATCGGCTTGACCGGTAAGCAGAACACCTTGAGCCTGAACCATTTCGGCGCTTGGTTCTTGCGGTTGTTGCTGAGCCTGCTGAACCATCTGAATTTCTTCAGGTGTCTCAGGCTTCTTGAGGCCCATGGTAACGAGTTGCTTGTTAGCGTACTCGCGCATGATTTCCACACCCTTACCATCAAGCAGTGTGAAGTACTGCAGCATGAGCATTTGGAACTCAGGCGTACCCTGCGGAACCTTAGCGAGCAGCTCAAGTATCTCTGCGCGGTTCTGGCTCTTCATGCTCTGGAATGATGGGCCAACATCGGTATAGGTTTCATACCGACCACGCACATCGTTAAGCACAACCGACTGCCCGGTCTGGTAATCGATAACCTCAGACATCAGCTGCACGTCTTTCTCGCTGCCATCAGGCAGTGTGGTCATGACTGTGCGCGGAACGTCGTAGATGTCGTTAACCATGGACGCGTATATTTGCCCATCACGGCGCATGGCAGTGGCCAAGTTGTCCTGGAAAACGTACGTCGATAGGTCGGCCCGCATGTTCAACTGATTAACTGTGTCGAATGCTACCTGCCCATTAGCAGCGTCAGAATCAACACCAAGCTGTGACACTTCTTTCACTGCATTTGTGGCCGCTTCCAGCATGTAAGCGCTGGCCTGCGAGACTTCCGGGTTCTCCATGTAGGCGATGGGTTGCGCAGGCAGATCACCGTTGTTTTCGTCAGTGCGGTTGACGAGGTAATAAGGATAATCATCAGTGCCGCTATACATGTGCTCATAGCCGGATATTTGCTCAGGCCAGAAGAAAGGCTTCTTCTTCGGAGTTCTGGCTACCGTGTCGGCGTTGAAGCTCATTATCATGTTACGCAGGCGCTGACCGTCTTTAGTCAGCCTGACAACGCCCTCGAAAACCTCTTTGTCGCCAGCAAATCCCCACTCGCCATATACCGGCACGATTGGCAGATGCTCACCGGCGATCAGCTCACGTGATTTTAGGATTGTCGAACTGGTGAGGATTGTCTTGTAGACGCGGCAGCGCTTAACCTTGCGCTCACCGACCTTGACCATGCCAGACTCTGCTAGCTCATCGATTACATCATTGATGTCGCGCTTGAAGTAGCTAACCGGCTCACCACCAAATGGGTCTTGGTAGATGAATACCGTCTCTTTCTTCTCTTCGACCTCGTAGAACTCGCCGACATAGACGACATCCTTGTTCAGCCATGGGAATAGCCAGTTGCTGTCCGGGCTCTGGAAGTCAGGGAGATTGTCAGCGTCAAAGCCATAATCAGCGGCGAACGATTCCCAGCCTGCAATGCTCAATGGCTGGATGACCGTCACATGCTTGGCGTCGGACTTGTCCATCAGCTTGCTATTGCTGTCCCAGATGACGTGAGACGATGCCTCGTGAATCGGTATGCGCCGGATCACCTGGTTGTTGCTGGTCGGGTCTTGGTCTTCGTGCTCGGTAACAATGCGCCAGGCACCGTAACCGGCTTCTATCTGCTCACGCACCGCGATGTTAACGGCAATCTTGGCTGAGTTGTGCCGCATGTCAGTGCGATACATACCCATAAGCGTGTCAGCGGAGTCAGGTGGCGCTCCATCCTTCGGCCGATACAAGACGTCAATCGGGTTTTGTCGCATCTCTGCGACGAGTTTACGCACTACCGGGCGCACCACATCAAACTGACCGCGGTATTGCAGCGTTGTGTATTGGTTCAGCCAGTCATCCCACTGCGATATCCGACTAAAGAAAAGGTCGTTCGTCGCTTCGGTTCTGGCTTCATCGCTAGACATCCAATCCCGATCAAACAGCGTCAGGATTGCTTGCAGCTTGTCATCGTCAGCCATTATCTACCTCGTGGAATCGGCTTAATTGGGGCGGGCATTTTCTTTTCTTTGATAATTCCAATGTCGCCATAGCGTTTGGCAAAGCGGCGCATCATGTATGCGTATCGAGTGGCGTCCAGCAGGTCATCGCGCTTCTTAACGATGCGGCCTTTGTCGTCACGGTGGTAAAAGTTGAACTCTTCGAACCAGTCACGCAGGCCACTGAACACTTTGAATCTGCCAGTACTCATGAGGTCATGCATCTCATATAGTCCAGGCTCAACAGAGCGCGAACCATCAGGCCACTGTGCAGCATCGGGAAGCATCAGGAAGCCTGCATCCTTGTAGTATTCACGCTGCTGCAAGCCGCTCCCCTTCTCGGTTTGCAATCCATCCTGCGGCCAAGCGGTTGGCACTTTGTTGGACCATGACTTGGTAGCGCCCCAGGCTTCAGCAGGTGATGTCTTACTGGCCTTCCATGCCTTAGTGACGTAGAAGGTTTCACTTTCCAAATCGATAGCAAGCTGCACACGGCTCTGCGGGTGATCCCAACCAAAGTCCATGCCGTCGATAACCATGTAATGCTTAGGTATCGGGAACGGATCGCAGGTGATTATCTCTTCGCTAAAGTCGAAGATGCGGCCTTGTCCAAGCATTGGGATACCTTTGGTGCGCATGTCACGCTGATGAACTGGATACGATTCGAGAAGGTTTTTCTTGGTCTCTTCTGTCAAGTGTGGCGCATCGTTCCAGCCTACATTCATACAGAATTGAGACTCGGCCGGGTCATCGAGGAGCTTGATAACCAGTTCTGTGCGTCCATTCTCTGGGGTAAACGTAAGAATCCCTCGTCCGCCATTACCGCGGTCGCCAGTGGCTGTACGCGTTAGAACCTGTGGGTAGATAGTTTGGTCTTCTGGTTCTTCATCGATATGGAACCAGTCGATGTCATCACCCATCAGGGCGTGCTGCCCCTGCGTGTAAGACCAGAACTGAACTTTGCTAAGCTCACCACTGCTGTGTTTGATGTAGGCGGAACGAACGGCGTTTGGCGTGCCGGTCATCGGTTCTGTTGAAACAATACGGTCGGGCGGGATTAGACCGCCAATGAACTCACCATTAACTTTCTTGCCAATGATAGCGGCCTGAAGCAAGTCTCGGCACTTTTCGCCCGAGTAGCCAAGGCACCACATAAGCGGAGCGTGGTTGAATCTATGCCCAACCCATCCATCAGGGTATTCGCCAAGCAAGTGAATGGCGTCGATGTACGTAGCGGTATCGGTCTTGCCGACACGGTTCGCGGCGATCAGTGCGCACTGTGAGTATTCGGCGGTGGCGGCGATGAATTTCTTCTGCCAGGAATAACGCGTGTCGTAATAGGTTCGGTAGCGGTAAACAGTCTTGCGGCGATTCTTCTCTTCAAGCAACCTCAGCAACTCAATCTTCTGCTCCCGACTGAGATTCTGCATGGGTTAGCTCCATAATCTTTCGCTGCAATTCGTCATCGGTCATGTCGGTAATCGTGATGCGCTGGTCATGTTGAACGCGATCACCATAACGGCGCGTTGCGACCTTCGATGCGTACCATTTCCGTGCGTCTACCTGCAGGCGAGCCTTAGCAACCGCTGATGCTTCTTCAGCCGCAGAGTCGGCATACATGATGATGTCTTCAGCCATAACTTCGGCTTGAATCTCCCGCGCGCGCACGTATTGTTCGTGGAACTCTTCGTGTCTATGAAGCCATGCAAGCACTGTTGCAATGTGAGGTACATCATCACGTTTACATATCGCCCTGAGACTTTCGCCTTCCATAAGCAAGTTGCAGATTCTCTCTGCCAGCTCAGGCGTGTAATCAGAGGGGCGACCGCCTTTGTTTTTAGCTGCCATCTCTCTATCCTCGTTAACTCATTATCCAGCCCACTCAGCGAATAGGCTGTGTAATTGGTTATGCCGTAACACCGGAAGCCTTCACAGCAGCCAGCAATGCGTTGTAATGCCAGGTGCTAACCGTTGCTCCCGATTCATTCATCACATAAGCAGTGTCATGACTACTTGAAGTTTCTCCTTCACTTAAAGTGAGCCTGTCACTCTCTCCTTTCTGGTCAGTGAAGTAGATTGTGTTCTCGTTACGTTTGAACTCTGGGTTTGTAATCTCTTTCAGTATTTCATTTCCAGAGTGGCTTACTATTTTCAGTGTCAACATTCTTCTGTTCCTTCTTCTGGTTTATGTCTGTAATGATTGAGAGCCGTTGTGAAAGTGGCTCTCAATTTGTCTTTATTATCAACGGGCTCATTTTTGAGCCGGTCATGCTGCCTGATTATTCAACTGCCAAGATGCCCACAGTCCAGCTATCCATTGAATACCCTTCGGCGTGAATTTAGCCTGGGTAAATGCATGCCCGTTATTGAGGTTCTCACCTGTCTTGACCGTGAATCGGCCTGCATCAATATGCGGAGCGCGAGGCGTCATCTTCCCACCAAGAACGTACATAACATTTTGGGCTATCAGGAAAGATCTGAACTCTGGCTCTTTCGCCTTCAGTAGCTTGCAAGCCTCACGGAAGCCAAATGAACCGGATGCATTGACGTAGTTATCAACGAAATCAATCTTTGGAGCGGCAATAGCCAACTTGTTTTCTAGCTGAGCTTTCTGTTCGGCAAGGTCAGCAGCTAAGCGCAATGCCTCAGGAAGTGTTTGAGGTATTGATGGGCTATGCATCACTTTTAGCTTTGCTAGCACAGAACGACGAACCGCTTTAGATTCCCGCATTCCAATGAGAGTCATCTGCTCCATGTTGAGCTTATAACCCCGCACTGCACGACTAGCTCCCTGCTCAGTGGTCACGTAAAAGTTTTCCGCGACCCCTAAATCGTCAATCTCATCTTCAATACGAGAAAGAAAGTGGCGATTCTCTACTTCAGGCTCCCCGTACTCAAGTCGTGCCGGGTTGATGATGTTCTTTAGGAATTCCAAGCTAGTCATCGTTGCTTCTTGGTCCACTGCGATCATGCTTTTCATATCGGATATACCTTTTAGTGATGAACCTTGTTCGCACAGGAATACGGCCCTCAGAAGGCATCCGACAGCCAGCCGGTTCCTCAAGGGTCATCCTGAAAGGTTCTGAGTGATTTGCGCTTGCGATAGCGCGGTGATTTACTGCCAATAAAAAAGGCCCAGTCGTTAAACTGAGCCTTCATGTTCTTTGTTCGCGGCTTTGCCACTCCTCTCGGCGTTGCTACACCACTTACGGCTTACCCGTCAGCAAGATAGGCCCAGTGAAACAGGCGATCACCTCCATCGAGAGAAGCTATCTATTCCTTGTCGGGGGAATTAGTCTTTCAGGAATTCTTCAGTGGGGAATGACATCTCACCCATCATTAACTCAGCGCCAGTACTGGTGACGATTACTGTGTGGTGTGGGTGAACGTTTTCAGCCAGCCACTTAATTAACGGTTTTGATGCTTCTTCAAAGCTAATCTGCTTTTCGTTCATTGGTATTTCCTCGGATTGATTCGATTTGCCGAATACTCGCTTTATCTGCGTTGCACTGCTCTATCACCGTCAGCAGAGTGTCATTCAGTAATAGGCTATTACCCCACGTTAATATCTCGGGTATCTCTAGAGGGACGCAGTCAGAAAGTAAGCTTGCTGGTATCGGTACCTGTGGTACCTGAACGTATTTGATTTGCGTGTTTCCGCAAGAGGTCAGCAGCGGCAGCAGGAACAGGCTTATTAGTACAATCGTCGCCTTTAATCGCTTCTCGAATGTAAACAATGCGAACCTCACCCTCTTGAGCAATTTTCTGTTTGTCATTCTCGTTGGCCTTGGCGATATCGTTGATGATGTTAACCATGCGTACCTGGTTACTGAGAATAAACCGGGCCTCGTCGCGCTCTTTGGCTATTGTGTCTGCTTTCTCGTGCCACTCGTCAGCTTCGTTGTAGAAGTGAAGCGATAAGCCAGCCAGAATGATGAGCAACAGCGCCGGTAGGTAGGTGAGTATGTTCTTTAACCCGCTAAACATAATTCCCTCTCTATCTCGCGTCGGTTCTGTAATCCCATCCACGGCTTGCCACCGGCATATGTCCAGCGGCGTAACTCATCGCAAGCGCCTTTGATGTCGCCTGTGTTGAGCTTTTTAAGAAGAGTGGATTTAGTGAATGCGCCCTGACCGACGTTATAGGCAAATGAATATAAGGCAGCTTTCTGATATTTGCTCAGGGGGACTTTTACTGCTGTATCGACAGTGCGCTGTACTGGTGCCAGGTCTTTCTGCAATAAAGAATCGCACTCAGCATCTGAATATTTTTTGTTGGGGATGATGTCTTTACCAGTGTGACCATCACAAATTGTTAAAACGCCAACGACATCGTGGTAAGCCACATACTTGCGGCCCTCTAGCCCATCGTCACCACCAAGCAATGCCCCAGCAATTGCCAATGCCCCGGCAGCAGATGCGCCAATTATTTTATTCCTCAGTGCTGGTGACATTTTCAGCTCCAGACCTAGGCTTAAACTTCAGCTTGAATTCCTTGTCCTTGTAGTACCAGTTCAGAGCGAACGTACCTACAGCACAAGCCATACCAATAAGAACAGCCCAGTCATTTAAGGACATCGCTCCAAACCCCATCAAAAGCCCACCGAAGAATTTCGCGATACCGCTTGAGTATTTTTCCATTTTCATAACCCACCCCCATTTGGGGAATTATCTTCCCGCCGTTGGTCGGGTTCGTATGCTGTTGTGTAGGGAATAGCTCCCGCCGTAGTCATTCGAAAATGTGAGGGTGTTTTCAGTGATTGACTGTTTTGACGGGAGCTAAATAAAAAAGGCCCACCGAAGTGAGCCTTAAAAGTTGGTATGTGGTGCCGCGCAGCCCGGCCGATATCAATAAGTCTGCGTTCTATACTGATACCCATTAGCCACATTCGGCTGGATACTGCCTCGTCCAAGCCTCGGAGGATGGAAAGATTCAGGCTCTTTCAGTACCCATGCGAATGTAGAAAGCAAAAAGCCCCGGCGATTAACCGAGGCTTCTTTGTACTTTCGGCACCGACTTAAGACAGATACGGCACCTTATGTGAAAATAATGGCTCATTGGCTCACTAATGTCAACACGTTATATGCAACTTTCTTAATTTTAGCTACACGTTTGCGACTGATGAAAGCATGCTGCATGGGTTGATATAACATCCATACCGCCGCGTCCAATATTTCATCCACTTCACGGCGGCACGTTATCAGTGACGGTTTTTTCATCCGATCCCCACCTCTCGTTGACATCTTGCGGGGTTTTGCAGTCTCGAAGTAGTACGATGCAATTGCTCGCTTGGATGCCCCATGAGAGTAATAACTTATCAGAATGCCAAGGGCCTTTGTGTCAATGCGCATAACGGAATCTACGACCTGAGAAATCAATATTCCGTCATCGTCATTGCACATCGGCCTTGATGGGCTGCCCTGCGGTTCTACTGTCGCCATGTACTGCGCTATAACGCTGCTCATTTGCTTCTCTAATCTCCCTGAATAAACCCATACACCCCACAGTTCAAGCCAGCCATTAATCCAGTCATGCTGTTCTTTGGTTAGTTTTAACTGAGTTACATTCATAGCGACCTCTTCCTGCCAGTTGTCCCAACCATCAGCCGACCATTAACAATGGCGTGGCGTTCGCCCTTCACGTCATTGGCATACTTCTTTACCGTTGAGCGTTGAGTATTTAGCTGTGCTGCTACAGTTGATTGGTTGCTATAAGCGGCGATAAGTAACTCTGGAATGGTTTTCACATATGCGTTCATGCTGCTACCTCCTGAAAATGGGATCGCCTTTTCTCAAGCATCTTGGCTTTTTTGGTGAAGATGGTTTTAATGCGGATTAGATATGGAATGTCGAACTTGCGGGTTTCGTGGTTTGAATCTACTTCCTGAACCTTATCTACGCCGTCACGCTCGATAAGCCCTATTCTGAACCCAGCTACATTGCCGCTTAGGTGTCGATTGCAATAAACGCATTGGGAACCAGTGTTGTGAAGATTAAATCGGAGGTGGGGTGCTGAGCCTCGGCTTCGATAGTGACCACATTCCATCGTTCCGCCGTACTTCTGTTCTGGATACCTGCCGCAACTTATGCAGGGGGTGCCTAAATATTTGAGCCTCACATACTTGTTAAACGCTGCTTGGGCCTCTGCCATTCGCTGAGGTTTGGTCTTTAATTTCTCTCTCCTGGCTTTCAATTCGTCTTTCTGTGTCTTGGCTAACTGCTTATCTGCTACTGATTTCTTCTTCTGCCTTCGCTCACGGTCTTTTCGGTATAAAAGTATGGCGTACTCTTCTCGATGTTCTGGACAGCACCACCACGTTTCTACGCGGTCAGGCTTGAACCTCGTTTTACATACTTTGCAGTTACGATGATTCGGTAGCTTGTTTATCATCGGCTTCCTCCAGCATTTCTATGCTCGCGTTTTCACGTTCGCATTGGTCGCAGGAATAAACTTCATCTGGCTTTAGTTGGCCAAGACAGAATGCGCATATTGATTGGGGGAGTTCAGGCATGGC